TACCAAATTATTTCTTAATAATATAATAAGTGTCTGGTTGAGTCTTGACTCTATAAGATATAACATTATGCCCAAGGCCTAGTTCTCGTTCGGCTTCGGACATAGAATTAAAAACCCCATATGGAGTCATTACTTTTCTGCCTGCATTTTTACGAGCCTCGGACCAAGGCCGGTTAGTTCTATTCTTTTTTGCAACCGCTGACCATTCTGCTGATTTTGGCTTTCCTTTTAAACTATTAGAGATATTTTTACATCTCTCTTCAGAAAAAGGACCAGTGCGTTTCCCTTTCTTTTTTAAACTCATTATTTCTAATGTTTCTTTAGAATGCTTTTTATTATAAAAAGGATTTCCTTCGCCAACACATTTTCCAGTCCTACTAATAGATATCTTTTTTCGAGTCTCAATAGACGCAGCAGTTAAGCCATCTCCGCCATCGGTTTTATTATGCAATATACCAGTACCAATATCCTTTCGTCCATACCAACGAATATATCTTCGTTCAATTGCTAGCGATCCAAGTTCGGATAACCCAGTTTCTAAGAAAACAATTCGTGATTTATCTTTTGGTGGACGATGTGTGACATGATCGTCATATGCTCGGTTACCTTTACCTTTGCCGATATAGTACGGGGTTCCGTTTTTTCTCAAATAAGCATAGACATAGTAGTGTAAATACATTTGCTGGTACTCCTATAAAGTATTAGAGTAGTTGGGGAGTGGACGCCCGCGAACTACACTTATATTTATACTATTCGTCTGATTCGTGCCCCCCTCCACTACTATATCCACCACTCATGCCCTGACGAGTGTAAGAGGGATTAAGACCCGACATCTCTAAAATGTCATCACGTATATTTTGATTACGTTTTTCTATATTCAATACTCTAGTAAATGAGTTTGTGACGGCTGCAGTATAATAAGCAAAAGGATTAGCTGATTTTGATTCATCAAAACGTAATCCTATGTAAGTCAATTGTAACAATGCTTGACTGCGCATCTCATCGTTATAAGTGTACCCACGCCAATTACTACGGGTAGCATAGCGTTCGCACAATTTCATAAACATATGAGCTAATTTCTTAGTCATGTTACCGTGCATCTTATCGAACTCACCAGTTTCAAAATCGCCCTTCCAGTGACTTTTACCCACTAGTACAGGGTTATTGTCTTCATCAACCATATAATGCTGAAATGGCGGGAAGTTAACTTTGACATATTTGGTATGCGTCAAATCCATTTCATCGTATTCTGTAATTAAAGGATCTTCGTCGTCTTCAATCTCTAGGGCATTCATACGTGCTTTTTTGGTTTTGGCATCATCTACGGGAATATGATCCCAAGTCATTACTCTAAACACTACATCTGTAGCCGGAACATCTTTGAGTTTTATCTCAAATTCATCTAATTTCTTCTTGATTCCTTCGGCAATACTTGCGTCATAGGCTAGCTTGGTCAGTCTCTCGGCACGTAATTTTCTTGCTTCTAAGATGTTCTTTTTGTTTATTTTGCTGATATCCGGTAAAATCATATCATAATCTGCATATTCTGGTTTGGTAAACGTGCAGTACGTGGATTTACTTTTGTGGATTTCTTTTAATATGTCTTTGTTGTTGAGGTAATTATGTTTCACCTTTGCTTCCTTATTAGTTAGCGTATACTAACATATTTATCGTAGAGTTGTCAAGTCTTTTATAATAGTAGCAGATAATTCTGTTTATAAATACAATATACTAGGAAATAATAATGGCATTACTACCAGACGCTGGTGCAAACGATCCAACCGCATCCCCGGGACTTACATCCGGTGGGGGAATTCTGGACACCGCATTAAACATAGTAGATCCGTCAGGAATTCGAAAACAAATTGCTGGGTTATTGGATGGTGGAATAAGTTCGTTGTTTAATAAATCAACTCCGCCCGGAATATCCACACAGTTTTTCCCAAACTCACCCACTAACCCCACTAACTTGTATAATAATGATTGGCGTGTGAAAATTGGATTACCAGCTGGTAGTAGTTTGTTTTATAAAGATCAAAACAATCAATTAATGGAAATATTAAAAAGAACCAATGGTGTTGTATTTCCTTATACCCCTAGTGTAACAGTCACACATAATGCTCGATATCAAGAACAAGCATTAACACACAGTAACTACAAAAATTATTTTTATGAAGGCTCTGATGTGTCGGCAATTACTATAACCGGTGATTTCGCAGTCCAGAATAGAGATGATGGACTATACTTGTTGGCTGCAATATACTATTTTAGAAGTTGTACTAAAATGTTTTTTGGGGCGAACGATAGTTTAGCCGGAAATCCCCCACCAATTGTTTTCTTGGATGGCTACGGCGAATTATATTTTCCGCACGTAAGTTGTGTTGTGACAAGTTTTCAACACACCATGCCAGCTGATGTAGATTATGTAGAAATTCCATATACAGATCAAAGCTCGACTAATGGAAATACACAGTTAGTGCGACTTCCGACAACTAGCCAATTAACAGTAACAGTCCAACCCATTTATAGCAGACGCAATGTACATAATAACATGTCCCTAACAGCATTTAGTCAAGGCAAATTATTAAGCGGTAACGGAGGATTCCTATAATGACTACAGTAACTTATAGCAAATCTAGTCCATACTATAACACAAATACTTTTGGTGGGCAGTTTTTAGATCTTTTAGTTAATAGATCAATTGATAAACAACCAGATGATGTATCGTTTACCATTAACGGGACTTACCAATATCGTCCCGATTTGTTAGCATATGATTTATATGGTGATAGTGGTTTATGGTGGGTATTCAAAGCACGTAACCCCAATAGCCTAGATGATCCGATATTTGATTTTCAAGCAGGCGTAACAATTTTTATTCCTAAAAAGACTACACTTGTTACTAACTTAGGTATTTAATCAATGCCGTTAACTCAAGCACAACGAGATCTAGTAAGATCGAATAGCACTGCTGCAGATGCTGTGGCTAATCAAACCACAATCGTCAATCCAGTAACACAGAATACTGGTACTAATTCAGGATCTGTTCCATTACCTGCACAAGACATTGCTAATTTATCTAGAGCACCTCAGACTGAAACAACTACCCCATTACCGCCAACTGGTGCCGGTGCTGGGCGTGGATCTTATGCTGGATATAATTCTGCAGATGAAGCAAAATCAGTAGCAGATACACAGGTACAGGTCAACGGATACACAGAAGTTTCTCCGCAACCCAACCCATTAAGTAGTTACGCTTCCTATACCTATAATCTAAGTCTGCATATACTGACTGCAGCTGATTATAATACAATGGTCAATACACCAAATAATTTTACCATTAGTAAAAATCTTATCAGTGAGGCAAATAGATACAGTAGTATAAGGGATGCAAATTTCAAAGATGATTTTTATTTTGATAATTTAAAAATGACCACACTGATTGTGCCTAACACAGAAACACGATCAAGTAATGCTATAGAAATTAATTTCACTATAATTGAACCCTATGGAATGACATTGTTGAATAGGATTTTGGATATCAACAATGCAGAATTAACAGGCAAAAATTATCTTGATATGCCTTACCTATTAGAAATTGCTTTTTACGGGATGGATGATGCAGGCAATCCTACTATAATTGCTAATCAATCTAAATGGATCCCTATTAAAATTACCAACTTTAAAATTAAAGCCAGTGTAAAAGGAGCAGAATACGTAATACAAGCAGTACCATTTCATTATCAAGCAAATTTTACATCGGTTCAGGCTATCAAATCAAATTTTACAGTAACTGCAAAAACAGTCGGAGAATATTTTCTAAGTACCCTTACCACTGAGGAGGTGAATGCCGTAGATTCAGTAAGAGAACAAACTGCTACTTATAATAAATTTAATAGCCCCGATGAACAAAGAAAAAGAGAATTAGATGCAAATGCATGGGGTAGTGAAGATACTACTGGTACCGCGGCAGTTCCCCCACCGCCACCTGCATCAATATCTACTGCCAGTTTTGCAGCTGCATACAATTATTGGAACATTAAAGAAGCCGCTGATGGCAATATGGATTATGCAGATCAAATTAATTTTGTTATTGACAGTAAAATTAGTGAGTCTAGTATAGTAGATCCTAAAAAGAATAGTGCAGACAATACCCCATCTACTACCGCAAAAGATTCTACTAAAACTGGTCCTGATTTATCAACTTCTGTATTCTCATTAAATGCCGGAACTCAAATAATGTCAATTATTGACATGGTGATGCAAAACAGTGACTATATTTTATCACAATTAAATGATCCAGCGATTCAAAATAAAAATCCCAATACCACACAAATTACTGCACAACAGTTAAGTGATTTAAAACAAGGGCAACCTGTGAACTGGTATCGAGTAGTACCGCAAGTTAAACTTACAAAGTTTGACAAAACTCGAAATGAATGGGGTAAGATTATAACCTATTACATACAACCGTATACCTATCACAATAGTAGACATCCCGCAGCACCAGTAACGACCCCGCCTGGATCAGTAAAAGATTATCAATATATCTATACTGGTCATAACACAGAAGTTATAAGTTTTGACATAGACTTTAATGCGTTGTATTTTACAGCATTACAAGTCAATAAAGGTAACACTACTGCATTAAATATATCTGCAAAAGATGACCAAGACAAAGATACTGGTAAATTGTCAAAACAAGTAAACGATATACAACCCAATCAATATAAATTACGAAGTGGTGATCATGGAACTATGGCTGGCGGATCCGAGACTCGTAGCGCAGCACAAAATGCCGGTAATGTTATACAAAGTTTTTATACCAATGCCCAAGGTGATATGATAAATTTAAAACTACAAATATTGGGCGATCCAGAATTTATCAAACAAGACGACATATTTTATAATCCGGGATTTTTAAAATTAACATACAAAAATCAATATCTACCTAGTGGCGGTAGTATTGCCATGGATAATGGCGAAATCTTCTGTAACGTTACATTCAAAACTCCAGTTGATATAGATGAAAATACTGGACTACTAAGAAAAGACAGTAAGTATACAGTAAGTTATTTTAGTGGATATTATAAAGTAATTAAAGTTGATAGTGAGTTTAGGGGTGGTAAATTTACACAGACGTTGGAATTAGTACGCTATCCAAATCAACCAAACTCCGGACAAGTAAGCAAGGGCTGGGATAATCAATCAACTGATGTGACTAGAAATCCGTCAACACAGAAATCAGATAAATTAGACAGTTCAAAAGTAACCGGCAGTAGTATTGATTCTTCTCCGGATCCAGAAGAAGTCAGCCAAGAGCAGGGGCCTACTAATGACGACAATGTCAGCGAAGTACAAAGACAATCTGTAATAGATCCCTATGAACAAATACCGGCTGCCGATACCTCAACCGACACAACAAATTTACAAAAGATTGCACAAAATGGAACTACAGTTGATATAGGTAATAACGCATTCAGCGATGGTAGCACAATAGTATAAATGGAATAACAAATGGCACAAGATGGCGTAGTAGGCAAAAAAATAGCAAAGAACTTTGACCGAGAATCGGTTGCCGGGGTTAAAAACGACACCGGAACTTATGTAGGCATAGTCAAGGACAATCTTGCACCTGCAAGAAACGGTAGACTGCGTGTGTGGATTCCTGACTTTGGGGGAGATGAAAATAGTGAACATAATTGGCGTAAGGTAAATTATGCTAGTCCTTATTTTGGGACTACCTTTGCACAAGCAGGCGATATTAATAATAAATTTGCCGACGTACACCACACATACGGTATGTGGATGACTCCCCCTGATATAGGTAGTCAAGTATTATGTACATTCGTAAACGGACAACCTGGTAGGGGTTATTGGTTTGCTTGTATTAGCCCCGGAATAAGTCAATGGATGGTACCGGCAATGGCCGCGGGCAATTTTGTTGATCGTAACAGTGCCAGTGCTGACATTAAAGCCAGTATTCTTCCTGAAAATCATGTACCCCCGCAATATTTGCCTGTGGCAGAGTTTAACGAGAATGTTGAAAACTATTTCGACAGCGTATTTTATAATAATGCCAAACCAATACATGAATTCCAAGCAAATATATTATTCCAGCAGGGGTTGGATCGAGATAAAGTTCGTGGGGCAATAAGTAGTAGCAGTCAAAGAGAAACCCCGAGCCATGTTTTTGGTATCAGTACTCCAGGTCGAGCATTGACAAAAGATCCTGCTGATGATCCAGACTATGCAACTAAAGTAGCCAGTGGCACAATACCTCCGGATCAATTTGCAGTACCCAGTCGTAAAGGTGGGCACACTTTTGTCATGGACGATGGTGATGCGAATGGTGTTGATCAATTAATAAGATTACGAACAGCTGGTGGACATCAAATACTAATGAACGATGATCAAAGTACAATGTACATTGCTCATAAGAATGGTACCAGCTGGGTAGAGATAGATGATACTGGTATTAAAGTTTATACAGGTGGTGATTTAAGTATACGCACCGAAGGTACACTAAATCTACATGCCGACAATGATATCAACATGCAGGCCGGCGGCAGTATCAATATGGATAGCGCAACGGCAACAACTATGACCAGCGGACAGATTAAAATTGGTGGTGCAGACAGTACGCTGATATACGGTGCCAAGATGAGCATGGGCGGTGGTCAAGTTATTGTCAGCAGTGATGGCAAACTCAACATGAGTTCCGCGTCCGCAATGAAGATTGATGGTAGTACTCTTGATCTAAACGGTGGCAGTGGCGGAAATAGTATTTCATGCCCAGTCATTCCCAAGAATAAACTTGCAGACACTACATACGACAGTAGTTTAACTAAACTTTGGAGTAGTGTACCACAGGCAGTTGATAGCGTAGTTACTATACTACCAAGTCATGAGCCTTGGGTAAGAACTGGAACGCCGGCTCCGTTGACTAAAGAAGTTGGCAGTAGTGTATGTACTCCTAAGATGGGCGGTGGCGCGATTAATAATACGTTACCTCCACCTAATGGTAATAATCTTGATAAAGGAAGACCGACTCCTTGGACCACAGATACAGATTTTATTAACGCCGTGCAACTATCTGCAAATACATTAAACCTAAGTTATATAGACATGTTGGCATGTATGCATTTAGAAACCGGTGGTACAATGGATCCGGCAATTACTAATAGCTTGGGCTATACTGGACTTATCCAATTCGGTAAAGCAGCTGCAACCAGCATTGGTACTACTACTGATGCATTGCGGGCAATGGATCGAGCCACACAATGTCAATACGTTACTAAGTATTTTCAATTTAATAATCTAAATGGCAAAGCACCAAGTCCACGCCTAGTGGATATTTACTTGACTATTTTATGGCCTGCAGCAGTGGGCAAGCCCGGAAGTTTCGTGATATGGCCTGGTGGCAGTCCACAATATAATGCAAATCCTGCATTTGATCCAGGACATGCCGTTGGGTATATTACTGTAGATATGGTGGCAACGCAGATTGCAACGCATCAGGCTACAGTAAAACAGGCATTGGCAAATGCTGGCCAACAATCAGGCGGAGTATTAACTACAAGTAACGGATCTACTGTAACTGACGGATCAGGTAATCCTGTACGCACCGAAGAATCGGGAAATAGTCCAGCACAAACTGGAGACGATGGTATCACTAATGCCGCCGGAACGCAAGTTGTTGGCAATACTTGTCCTGCAGAGTTCCTAAAGAAATCAACAACTTTTAACCCTCCAGGAGGTATTGGTACTAGTTCGCCCAAGTTTACCCAACAACAGGTAAAAGCACTAATGGCTGAATTAGGATATTTTGAAAGTCAATTTAATTACAGTATGGTCAGTGATGATTCTACTAGGATTGGCAAGTATCAAGTTGATGCACAATACCTAGCCGATGCCGGATACATTAAGCCAGATGCTATAAACCAATACGGCACATCGACTCTGAGTAACAGTGAAAGTTGGACTGGTAAAGACGGTATACAAAGCCAAGATGACTTCTTTAGTAACCCTAATGTTCAAGACACTATACAATTTAATGAGTTCACTGACAACTATACCGCATTACTGAGTAATGGTGGAATAACCACTAGTGATGATATTTGTATGGCAGCAGGCATGCTATTTGTTGCACATCAATTTAGAAGTGTAGATTCTGCATTAGAATGGCGCAAGCAGGGTTTATTGGAAGATGCATACGGGCGCAATGGTTCCGACTATTATAATCAGGGTAGATACGCCATTGATGTGTTGTCTGCAGGCGGTGCTGCAACTACCACCGGAGTTGCGAGTCTTGGTGGTGATAATACAACAGGGATTAATCCTGATGATGTGTTTACATTCCAAGGAAATGGTACCGGAACTAGAAGTAATTTTGATCAACTTAATGGTACATTTAAAAATGCAATATTAACTATGGCACAGGATTTTAAAACCAGTACCGGAGCAAAAATAACTATTACCAGTGCATACCGTAGTCCAGCTGATCAAGAAGCAATCTATCAGAAATGGCTAGCAGCTGGTGGTGGACCAAATAATCCAACTGCCGGGGGCATAACAACCCCTGCGAAACCAGCTAGTGCGGGAGGTACAGGCAGCCCACACAACAGTGGTGTGGCAATTGATAGTAGTCAATGCCCGCTAATCGCTAGAACTGTCGACCTTGCACAATACGGATTGCGTTGGGGCGGCACATTCAGCAAGCCTGATGCAGTACACATACAATTGGCTAACTCGGAGCAATAAATACTATTATGGTAACATTATACAAAGGGTTTAGCACAGTAAATCGCAGTAAAAAATTTCGTGCGACTGATGTCAATTTAGTCAAACAGGATTTGATTAATCACTTCAACGTACGAAAAGGCGAGAAACTGATGCAACCAAATTTTGGTAGCATTATATGGAGCATGTTGTTTGAGCCATTGGATGAACATGCGAATCAGCTAATAATTGATGACGTTAAAAATATTGTGGCATATGATCCACGAATCGGACTCCAAAATATAACAATCACAGGCCAGGATTATGGTATTCAAATCGAACTTGATTTAGTCTTTATCCCTACAAATCAATCTACAGTTCTTAGCCTACAATTTGATGCGAATTCGAGCAGTCTAACTGCTGGTGGCCCTTACTAATAAACTACGTAGTTTATTTTTTAAATAAATATATGATAACGGATATATTTAGATGTCAATAACTACTCGTCAGACAAATTTATTAGTAAATCAGGATTGGACACAGGTTTACCAAACATTCAAACAAGCTGATTTCCAAAGCTACGACTTTGAAACTCTACGCAAGACCATGATTGACTACTTGCGTACATACTACCCTGAAGATTTTAATGACTTTACAGAGAGTAGTGAATACGTTGCTCTAATAGATTTAATCGCATTTTTAGGTCAAAGTTTGGCTTTCCGTGGCGATATGAATGCCCGCGAAAACTTCTTTGACACTGCAGAACGTCGTGATAGTATTCTAAAACTTGCTCGATTAATCAGCTATAATCCCAAACGTAATATCACTGCCAGCGGGTTTTTAAAAATAGATAGTGTAAAAACTACCGAAAATCTATTTGACAGTAACGGGCTAAACCTAAGCAATTTACTAATTTCGTGGAATGACACCGCCAACCCTGATTGGCAAGAGCAGATGACTACGATTTTAAATGCGTCAATCATCACCAATCAAGCAATCGGAAAACCAGGGGCAAGCCAATCAATTAATGGGATTCAGACTGATGAGTACAGTATTAATCTAGTTCCCGGAGTGTTGCCCAAGTATAGTTTTAACGCTCTAGTAGAGGGTAACCAAGTTAATTTTGAAGCAGTTAGTGCTACTACAGTAAATCAAAATTACATATACGAACCTAATCCTACTCCTTCGGGCAAATTTAATATTCTTTATCGCAATGATAATTTAGGAAACGGTAGTAATAATACTGGATTTTTTGTTTATTTTAAACAGGGATCTTTGGCCACACAAGATTTTAATTTGCAACAAAGTTTACCTAATCGTGTTGTAAATGTAAACTATAATAATATTAATAACACAGACGTATGGCTATACGAATTAGATGTAAAAGGCAATCCTACTACAGAATGGAGTGCAGTGCCTGCAATCGCCGGTATAAACATCATCTATAATCAAAGCACAAATAGAAACCTATATCAAATAAACTCAAAGACTAATGATCAAATTGATTTAGTATTTGGTGATGGCAGTTTTGCAAATATTCCGCAGGGTGTATATAGACTTTACTATAGAACTAGTAACGGACTGCAATATAAAGTAACACCCGATGAAATGCAGAATATTACTATTCCCTTAAATTACGTAAGTCGTAACAATAAAGTGGAAACTCTTACAATTAGCGCAAGTCTATATTACACAGTTAATAACAGTCAGACTCGTGAAAGTATAGACGATATTCGCACAAAAGCACCGGCACAATACTACACACAAAATCGTATGATTACCGGAGAAGATTACAATCTATTCCCGTACACAAACTTTGGTAGTATTTTAAAAGTAAAAGCAGTTAATCGTAGCAGTAGCGGAATTAGTAGATATTTAGATGTATTAGATGTCACTGGCAAATACTCCAGCACAAATATATTCTGTGATGACGGAATAATATATACCCAAACTCCTACAACTAGCAATACTTTTAGCTTTAATACACCCACAGATTTATATAATGTAATCTATAATACTGTACAACCATTGATAGCTAGTAAAGACATGTTGCATTACTACTATGCAAACTTTCCAAGATATACACCAACAACATCAACCTATTGGGGACAATCTAGCGCATCAAGTAATAGTAGTACAGGATATTTTTATCCAACAACAAGTTATGTAACACCTTATCAAATTGGATTTGGGGTAAGTAGTAATTTACAATATATCACAACTGGTTCATTGATAAGATTTAACGCAGGCGCTGGTAAATTTTTTGATGCGCAGAATACTATCCAAACAGGCACAAGTACATACCCAAATGAGAATACATACCTATGGGCGTCCGTAGTAAGCTCAAATGCCGGGTTCCCAATACAATTAAGCGTTAATATCCCCACAGGTGCAGTAGTTGATACAATTATTCCAGTGTTTAAAAATGATTTACCTGGATCATCATTTACATCACAGATGATTAGATTACTGCAAAGTTATCAAAACATTGGATTAAGTTATAATGTATCAAAACAATCTTGGCAAATTATATTACCACAAGATTTAAATCTCGGTGCATTCAGTCTTACTAATCAAGGTAGTACCGCTGGTACTGGATTAGATTCAAGTTGGCTTGTGGCACTTACATACAACGGCATAAACTATAATATAGTTCATCGAGGGCTTCAATACGTATTCCAAAGTGTTGGCGAAACAAGATTTTATTTTGATCCAGAAGTTAAAGTGTTTGACAGTAAAACTGGACTAACAATCACTGATCAAATTACAGTATTAAAAACAAATACCCAGGCTGATAGCTCAACTCCAATCGGACAAGACAGTACTTGGTATATACACGATTCTGTAATAGGTCTTGATGGTTATGTCAATAATACAGAAATTTTATTGACATTTCCGGACACAAATAACAGTGGTACTCCAGATAATCCAGATTTGTTTACTAATATTGTTGCACCCACAGTAAATCCAAACAAAAAATATGTATTCTTCACAGAGGTAACAGACACTGATAACTTTATCACAACTATACCTGTAGATAATACCACAGTAGTGACAAGCTATGCCACACAAAGTGCGATCAATGCAGCGCTAACATTATATGTAAACGGGCAAATATTTTACGCAACTAGTGAAAACAATTTTTATCAATTGACGGTGACTACAAACGGAAGCTCAACTACAAGAATATTAAGTAGCCCGCTAACAAACTATATTGCTGAAACAGGCAGACAACAACTCTATTTCCAATATAGACATAGTAGTCCTAATGATCGTAGAATAGACCCAAGCCCCAATAATATTATGGACTTGTATATTCTAACTACCCAATACAGTCAAGATTATCTTGCTTGGATTCAAGATACTACTGGAACTTTAACAGAGCCAACCCCACCGTCAAATGATGATTTAAAAACTTTATACGGCACTGGCTCAACTAGTCTTGAAAATTATAAGGCTTTAAGTGACACCATTGTTTATAATTCGGGAGTTTACAAACCTTTATTTGGCGATAAAGCAGATAGTAATCTGCAGGCAACATTTAAGATTGTTAAAAATCCTAATGTAAACGTAAGTGATACTGATATAATAAGTAGTACTATTGCAGCGATTAATCAATTTTTTGATCCTAGCAATTGGAGCTTCGGTGATACTTTCTATTTTAGTGAATTAAGTACATACTTGCATAATGTATTAGCACCAAATGTAGCAAGCATTATCATAGTACCCAGCAATACAAATATTGCCTTTGGAAGTCTGCTACAAATTAATGCAAACCCAAATGAAATCATGGTAAGTGCAGCAACCGCAAATAATGTACAAATCATAAGTGCAATTACCGCGGCACAAATTAATCAAACCCTCGCAGGATTAGGAATCGTAATTTAATATGGCACAAATAAAAACCAGCAACTTCCTACCAGAAGTTTTTAGAACAGACACAAATCAAAAGTTTTTAAATGCCACACTGGACCAATTAGTAACTCAACCTGATTTGAGAAATATTAATGGTTACATTGGCCGTAAGTTTGCTCCTACATTTAAAAGCACAGATAATTATGTTCCCGAACCTACGACTTTAAGACAAAACTATCAACTTGAGCCTAGTGTTGTTGTTAAAAACAAAACTACCGACAACATTGATTTTTTTAGTAGTTATATTGATTTGATTAATCAAGTTAATCATTACGGCGGATTGACTGATAATCAAACTAGAATGTTTGCTAATGAATCTTATAGTTTTGATGGCTTGTTTGATTTTGACAAATTTGTGAACTTTGCACAATATTATTGGTTAGAAGATGGCCCCGATGCTATTTCAGTATTTGGTGCACAAGTTCCTACCCAAGAAACATTCACAGTAACACGTAATCCAAATACTGGTAGCTACATGTTCTCGACTGCCAACGGTGTTGATAATCCCACAATTAGATTAGCCTATGGTGGCACGTACACATTCATTGTGAACCAACCCGGATATCCATTCTGGATACAGTCAAGTCCTGGGGTATCTGGTCTAAAATTAAATCAGACAAATCTAAGCAGTAGAAATGTACTCGGTGTAACTAATAATGGTGCTGACGTTGGCACTATAACTTTTAACGTACCACAACCCACTGCACAAGACAATTATGTACGTATGCACCTAGCTGGTGTTGTTGATTTAAGTACGCAACTTCATTATAGTCAAGTGCAAGGGCAACGATTAAGCACTATAGTTGCTACTAGTGAGGGCGGATTTGATGGGGTAAGCTCATCCAACCAAATAAATTTAAAATCGTTAATTTTTGTTAACGGAGATCTTGATGCTATATTTTGGACAGCTAATTCACAGATTGTTCCTGTTGCAAATAGATTAAATGCTTGGCAAATAACATTAAGCAATGATGCTGATCCTATAGTAACATTAAATCCGTTAGCTCAGGCATTTACAATCACTGCGGGGCAGAAAGTTTTTGTTAAATCTGGCGTTAGTCGTGCAGAGTATAGTTATTATTTAGATTCTGATTATCTAATCTATAATGTGTTTAAACCAATGCCAGACATTACTGCACCATTACCAGTAATTTATTACCAAGATGGTGTCGATGCATCTTATGCAGGCCAACTAGAATTGTTAGTGGTAACTGATACTACAGTAAATGTCGACACAGATATCATTGGAGCAAAAAATTATCAAAGTCCAAACGGTGTTATATTCAGTAACGGATTAAAAGTAACGTTTGACTCTAGTGCAGTTCCAAGTAGTTATGCAGGTAATACATATTATATAGAAGGTGTTGGTGACTCTATAAAATTATTAGACGTATCAACTTTTCAAACTCCCGAAGCATACGCGGCTAATGGCATCGCTAATTTAGACTATCTTACAATTAATCGAGCCAGTAGTGATTTAAATCCTTGGACAAGAAGTAATAGATGGTTTCATATTGATATTATAAATGCAACAGCACAATACAATAATACCACACCAATATTAAACCAAGCTCTACGTGCGACCCGTCCTATTATTGAATTTGAAGCAGATTTACAATTATATAACTTTGGTCGAGTAGCCAAAGCACCTGTGGATCTAATAGATTTTACAATTACAGATGCCCGAACCACAATAGAACTGCAAACTGCTGGTTACAACATTCCGGCAGCAACTGTTAATGGTGTAAGTTATGCTGCAACTCCTGCTCTAACGCAGGGTATGCGAGTTATATTTGCCAATGACTTTGATCCTACAGTAAGAAATCAAATTTTTGAAATTAATATCGTTTACATTCCAGCACTCTCTGCAAATGTGATTAATTTGGTACCAGCAACTGATTATGTAATAAGCCCAAATAATAATTTGGTAGTATTACAGGGACCTAACAAAGGAATTGAATACTGGTACGATGGCGCAAATTGGCACAAAGGGCAACAAAAAACTGGCATAAATCAAGCACCAATGTTTGATGTTATTGATAGTAATGATGTAAGTCTAAGCACATATTCAAATAGTACATTTGTCGGGACTCCAATATTTTCATATAAGCAGGGATCAGGCGCATCTGACCCAGTGCTGGGTTTCCCATTAAGTTATAGAAACTTTAACCAAATTGGTGATATTCAATTCACTAATAACTTTGATACTGATACGTTTGATTATCATGATAATAGTACACAATTAGATGTAGTTGGCGTTGCAATCAACAATGTTGGTACACTACAACAAAATACAAGTCTAACTGATTATAATTTAAGAAATACTTGGACTACTAATACAGAAAAGTCTAAACAGTTTCAAATTATAAGCGGAATATATGACGGTAATAATCCGTATTTTAAGATTGATATTCCGGCATCTACTGAGGCATCAACCCCCTACTTTAGAGTATACATTAACAGTATAGAATCTAAGAATTACTCGATTGTAACACCTACCGGGGTACTTAGTTACGCACATATAACAGATTCATCGCTGGTTGCTGGTGATCAAATTGATATATTAATTTATAATAGTAGTCAAATAAGCCAACAGGGTTATTACGAAATCCCAAAGAATTTGGATTTTAACAGTGCCAATGCTAATTTTTCAACTCTAACATTAGGGCAATTGCGCAACCATTTAACAACAATGGTGGGTAATAGCAACCAAATCAGTGGGGTAGTTCCAGGAGTTAGTAATCTGCGTGATGTGCAGATCAAAGCACAGGGCGGAAGTATATTGCAACATGCAAGCCCAGTGATGTATAGCGAGTTATTTTTAGTCGATTCAGATACAAATTTTATAAAAAGTTTAGATTTGGCTCGCTATGAATATAGCAAAATTAAAAATAAAATTATAGAATTAAGTACTAGAACTACAGGATTAGATTTTAGTAATATTCCAGTATTACTTGACACATTATTATTACAAATTAATGCAGTAAAAAATAAAAGTTTTGCTTGGTACTATAGCGATATGGTACCATACGGTAGCATTAAAAATACCATAACATACACAGTATTAAGTACTGAGATAGTAGACTATGAAATATCGAATATTTTTAGTGACACTACTCTAAGCAACAATGCTGTGCTAGTTTATCAAAATAACGTTCAATTGGTCAAGGGACAAGATTATACATTTGATGCTACCCGTTCGGGAGTTACAATAACAGCTCCGCTGACAGTCGGTGACGTAATTACTATAAACGAATATTCAAATACCGATGGTAATTATATTCCAGAAACACCAACCAAGTTGGGGTTGTATCCTAAATTTACACCAAGTATCTATTTAGATACAACATATCAAAACCCAATTAATGTAATTCAGGGTCATGATGGTAGTATTACGCCTGCTTGGGGCGATTACCGTGATCAGTTATTATTAGAGTTTGAAAAACGCATCTACAATAATATTAAAGTTGATTACACAAAAAATGTATTTGACATCTATGATTATATGCCCGGAAAGTTTAGGGATAGTGATTATAGTAATCAAGAGTTCACCCAGCTATTAACCGATAGTTTTTTACAATGGGTTGGTGGTAATAGAGTTGATTATATTACTAATAGTTATTTTGTAAATGGCAATGCTTTTACTTGGAACTACAATAAATTAGTAGACTCAATTGACGGGGAACCATTGTTAGGCTATTGGCGTGGTATATTTAAGTATTTTTATGATACTGATCGTCCACACACAAATCCTTGGGAGATGCTGGGCTTTACTGAACAACCATCATGGTGGGAAACCCGTTATGGTCCGGCACCGTATACTGGCGGTAATTTAGTATTATGGAATGATCTAGCTGCAGGCTATGTTTGGAATAACGGTGATTCATATACAGATGCACGTTTTGTGCGCCCTGATTTATTAAATTTAATTCCTGTAGATGATACCGGCGCATTACGCCCACCTAACGATTTCGCAGTAAAAAGTGCTAGTAACAGTAATGCCAGCGGTACTTTTAAAATTGGTGATTGCGGCCCTGTCGAAACAGTATGGCGTCGTAGCAGTGATTTTGCCTTTGCAATGCAACAGGCATTGGCACTAAGTCATCCAGCATTTTATTTCGGTAGTCTAATAGATATTGGCCGCTATTATAAAAATACCAAGTTAAATCAATACGTTCTAAGTGATTCGCTTCAACGTATCTCTCCAGCAGCAATTACTGTTAACGGGACATCAAACGGAACAACTACTTATAGAGCCGCAGGATATGTTAACTGGATAGCAGAATACTTACGTAACCAAGGAATTGATCCCGGAACAAAGCTATACGAATATTTAGATAATGTGACAGTACAATTAGCCTACAAGATGGCAGCGTATACTGATCAAAGTTTTATTGAAGTAGTCGCAGAACAAAGTAGCCCAACAAGTACAAACAACGGGGTAGTGATACCTAACGAGAGTTATACGATTGAGTTATATAAATCTACCCCAACGAATACCATCACATATAGTGGAGTTGTGATTGAAAAAACTGCCAGCGGATTTACTGTAAGCGGATTTGATTTCGACTCACCATATTTTACTATAATCCCAAGTCTAGCAAATAATAATTCCTATACTATTTCAGTATTAAATGATGCTGGAGTAGTTTACAACGATTATCAAAAGTACAAAGTAGCAGTACCATATGGATTTGAATTTGCCAATCGCCAACAGGTAGTTGATTTTTTAGTAAGTTATCAACGATATTTGCGAGGAATTGGAATACAATTAACTGATGTCGATCCTGATCTAGGAGTACAACGAGATTTCTTATTAAGTATAAAAGAATTTTTAACATGGGCTCAACAAGGATGGACTGCGGGCAGTGTTCTAGTATTAAGTCCGATATTGAATAAACTAAATTTAACTACCACTTCTGGAGTAGTGGATAAAATACAGAATCAACCAAATCAAAGTAGAATTCTTGATACAAATTACAATTTTGTCAAGTATAACCAAATGTCAGTTACAAGGGCCAGTACTGTAAATGGTAACACGTTTACTGTGACTGCCAATAGCGGTCAAACTTTAAGTTTAGTGAAATTGGACATTGTTGAATACGAACATGTAATAATTTTTGATAACATTGATGTCTTTAACGATATTATATACGTTCCGGAACTAGGTAATAGACAGTACAGACTTAAACTTGTTGGTAAGAAAACAGGCTCATGGACCGGGGCAATGAATCCTCCTGGATTTATGTTTAATAGCACCAGCGTTGATGCTTGGCAACAGGGCACTGATTATGCCATGGGCAGTTTGGTCAGCTATAAGAGTAACAAATACACGGCAATTCAAGATGTGGTTGGCTCTACTACATTCAACCCCAATTATTGGGCGCAATTGACAAGTTCAGAATTAAAGACAGGACTGTTACCAAACTTTAGTTACAATGCCGAGAAGTTTAATAGATTTAATGATATTGACAACCCAGAAACATTGGGTGATTTCCACTTGTATAGTGATAGCACCATTGGATTCCAACCACGCGATTATTTAACAAACTTTGGTATTGATGAAGTCACACAGGCAAAGTTTTATCAAGGCTTTATCCGAGAAAAAGGTACAAAGAACGCTATTACAGCATTTACTGCAGCAGGTTTTAACGGAATCAGTAGTAATATAAGTTTGTATGAAGAATGGGCAATGCGTGTTGGTGAATACGGTGCGTTAAACAATAATCAATATGTTGAAGTTGTATTGACCGAAAGCACGTTTAACGGAGATCCGTTTACATTTACATTATTAGCTAATAATGCCACCACAAGCAGTAACAATATAGTTGGCATATATCCAAGTAACGTATATATAGCAAGCTCTGGATTCCAGCCAAATATATATTTGAACAGATCAAATACCAGTAATTATAAAAATGACATACAGACTGCAGGCTATGTAGATATAAACGATGTGTCAACTACGATATTTGACACTGGATATTACGCACAACTAAATGCTAATATCCAATCAATGGGTATTGGGACTACAATTTGGTGCGCTAAAGATGCAACAAATAATTGGAATGTATATCGAGTTACAGAAACTAACTTAAGCGTGACTAATGTAAGTTATAGCGTTGATAATATAGGTACTGTGGCAACTAATAGCCAACACAGTTTTGTTTATGGCGATTTAGTTTTAATCAAAGGCTTTGATGTAAGAATAGATGGATTTTATCAAGTTTATTCGGTAACTGATCCATATAATTTTAATGTAGTATTCTATGGTCAACGTGGCGATCAACTAAAATCTGCAATGAAAATCACTGGATCTGGATCTATATTCCATCTACAAAGTTCTAGAATTAAAGCACCTACAGATTTAAATAGTATAACCCCGCCACAGGGATGGTTGGACAATGACAAACTTTGGGTTGATAATGATGATATAACTGGCGGATGGGCAGTTTACAATAAATCAACTCCTTGGGTCGGCAATGTAAGTTTCTTAAATCCAAGCATGAAGCTAACCGCAAATACTTATGTTGGTAATGGTGGTTTTGGTAAAGTGGTGGCTATCAATACCAGCGGAACATTCGCAGTGGCCGGAATACCAACACTTGGCAATGGCAATGTAATTGCCTTTGTTGCAAACGTATCAAACAACTACACGTTCACGCAGGTTGCTAATATCGGTGCTCATCCAGGAAATAACGTAAGTAAATTTGGTAGTAGTTTAGACACTGCGGGCAATTTATTATATGTTGGTGATCCTGGTAATGGTTCTACTGATTATGGTCGAGTGCATATTCATAAATTTGACGGTAATATAAGTTTCCCTTGGAATCAAACATTGACAAGCCCTTGGGGTAGTAATACCGGTGATGCGTTTGGATCAAGTGTAAGTGCAAGTGCCGATGGTACCTGGTTATATGTAAGTGCACCTAATGCAGGTAATGTTTATGTTTACCATGCAAACACCACAAGTTATTATAGTTACACTAACACGATTACCGTTGGCAGCAGTGCTTATGCACAGTTTGGACACACAATTAAAACCACTACGGATGGTCGACAAGTCGTAATTGGATCTCCGTACCAATCAGTAAATGGAATTAACGCTGCCGGCGCAGTTTATGTATATGATCGTAGTGTAGAATCATTTATTGCCAACGGTTCAGTATACCTTACTCAATATCCTATAAACACAAGTACCTTAAAAGTAACATTAAACGGTAATGTAATAACTACTGGTTTTACAACAAATTCAAACGCAGTTTCTTTTAGCACAACACCTGTTATTGGATCTTTGATCACTATAGATACAAACACCATTCAACAGTTGGAGCAATTAACTGCGCCTACACCTACTAGTGGTGCAGCATTTGGATTGACAACATATCTTGCTGGAAACAATGCAGATGTGTATGTAGCAAGCCCTGGATATAGCGCACCCGGTTACTATAGCGGAATTGTTTATAGATTTGTAAATCAAGGAGCAAGTTATGGTACCATTACCAGTAACACAAACCCAATAATTGTTCCTGGTGACAGTATGCGTATTAACGGTTTTGATATTACATTTACATCAAATACTGTAGCTAATCTAGCAGCAACTATTAATTCGGCGGGCATACCTGGTGTTTCTGCAATTGCCCAAGGATATGGGGCATTGACAATTAATAGTAATGTTGCTACGCCGTATCAGAAACTAATATTAAGTTCTGGACCTAGCAATGCGTTGGCAAATTTAGGTATATCAGTACATACCAGTGTGCAATCATTATTGCATCCAGAAACTGATCAAGTGACTCAATTCGGAAGCCAAATTATATCAAGCCCTGATAGTTCTTCATTAGTAATTGGTGCTGTTGGTGGCGGAGCATACAATGCAGTGACTTTTGATTCGGATGCCACACTATTTGACTATGGATCAACTAGTTTTGCAGATACTATTGCAGGTTCAGGAACAGTATACATATATGGTTTAGTAAATGGATCGTTTACAACATCAACATTGGATCAGTATGTATTAGTTCAGCGCCTGCGCAATAGCAGTCTTAGCACAAACGATCAGTTTGGATATAGCGTTGCTATGAATGGTAACACTATGCTAGTCGGTGCTCCTGGAGATAGTAATAGTTTAACAATAGATCCTCTAAGTGGGGCATATGTGCCGATTAGTAATGCCGGAACTTATTATACCTATAATAATTTCAGTGGCAATGTGGGTTGGGATATAGTTGAAAGTCAACAACCAAAAGTTGATATAGACAGTATCAGTAGATTATACTTGTATAATAATTCTAATAACACTTTATTAACCAATTTGGATTACATTGATCCAGCAAAGGGTAAAATTCTTGGCGCTGCCGCTGAAGATTTGGATTATATTACAGCCTATGATCCTGCGGTTTATAATACAGTTGGTGGGGTGGACAGTACACCTAATTTAGCAAACAGTCTAGATTTCCATTGGGGACCTGAGCAAGTGACGCAGACTTGGTGGAATATTGATTCTGTTCGTTATTTAGATTATGAGCGAGGAGATTTATCTTACCGTACAAATAATTGGGGACGCACATTCCCGGGAAGTAAGATTCAAGTATGCGAATGGGTTGAAAGCGATATGCCTCCCAGCGCATATACTGGCTCTGGAACACCATTATATCCGGACAATAGTGCTTATGTAGTCGAAAGTAAAATTAATCCTGTTACAAAATTAGTAACAAGCAAGTACTATTATTGGGTTTCTGGAAAAACTAGTTTAGATATTAAATCTACTCATAAAAATACTGTAGCAACAATTGCAAGTTTGATAGAGAATCCACAAGCTCAGAGTATTCCTTATGCAGCAGTAGTGCGTGGCGATACTATCAGTTTGTACGGGGTCAGTGATTATTTGACTGGAAACACTACTACACTTCATGCTGATTATGATACCTTAAAGAATACAAATATTCTACACAGTGAATATCAATTAGTCCAAGAAGGTAACGGCGGTAGTATAATTCCTACTAGAATCATTAACAAGATGGTTGATAGCCTAAGCGGAATAGATGCCAATGGTGCCGCAGTCCCGAATGCAGGCCTATCTCCGCAGACTAGTATTGGTTTGGGAGTAAACCCAAATCAAACATTGTTTGTCAATAGATTAACAGCTTTAAAGAATTTTGTAGAATATGTTAACGGAATATTAATTCAAAATCCAATTGTGGAAGAATATAATATTACACCGTTATATGAGTCTGCCCCATTACCAGCATCTACAACATATGATTTACAAGTAGATACCCATGCAGAATTATCGTATATAGATAAATCTACAAAACCAATGGGCTATACTGTATTGGTATTGAATGATGAAACTGAAAATGGGTTATGGGTAACTTATGTTTTAATTGCAAATACCTGGATAGCAACACAAATACAACGCTATTATACTCCATTCTATTGGAGTTTTGCGGATTGGTATGATTCTTCATATGATTCTACGGTATTACCTACGCATGTAGTAAACACAGTTACTGATGTATCTGCACTGACTTTAACCGTCGGGGACACAATCAAAGTATTGAATAATGGTAACAATCAATTTGTAATTTATCGAGTAAATACAGATTCTACACAAAGCCTAGTGGGCATACAAAATGGTACCATACAACTAAGCAGCAAGTTATACACTTCAAATGTTGCAACAAATGAAATACGTATTATCTTTAATGCGATACAAAACAATATTTTTATTGATAATCTGCAGGTAAATTTCAATGAGTTATTCTTTGTTATGATTAATTATATCCTAACAGAACAACCATCAGTTGATTGGGTATTTAAGACAAGTTTCATTAGCATCTTCCATCAACTAAGAAAATTGAATCAGCCACCAAATTATATTCCTGATAACCAAAATTATTATGAGAATTATATTAATGAGGTAAAGCCTTATAGAACCAGTATCCGAGAATATCTAATAGATTATGCAGGTACTGATGAGTACTATGGCGACACTACAGATTTTGATATTCCTGCGACTTATATCAATATCGAGTCCGGAACATCTGCAAATGCATACGCATATCGTAGTCCAAATGGAACATTGAGCTCTGATGGAACTAATCTAAGTACATTACCACAGTATAATCAATGGTATAATAACCACACATACGGTATTAGTAAAGTAATTCTAACAAATCCTGGAATTACGGCCAATGTATTAGTGACAACTTTATCGTTGTTTAATAACGTAACTGCAATTGCCGGAGACACGATAACTCAACCAATTAGCGGCGCAACCGGTACTGTCTATGCTTCAACTATAGCAGATTCGGTAATACATTTAACAAATATTACCGGAACATTTGCATCAAACACTTATTCAGGAAATACTTATATCTATCGTAACGGTAGTAATCTAGCATCGAATGTATCGATTACAACATCAAATTATACAATATCTGGATACACTAGCCCACCAGTAGTTACAGTTTCTGGCGGGGGCGGTACCGGAGCAAGTATTATAGCCACAGTAAATTATACTAATAATACTATAAGTGGCTTTGAAGTTATTGATCCAGGACACGGGTATACTAGCCAACCACAGATTCTAATTAACGGAACTGGTACTGGTGCTGCGGGTTATACAGTATTAAAGAACAAATATTATATTGAAAGCCTACCAACAACTACATTGACTGCTAATACAAATGTTACTGTGTATGTAGGTAATATCATTACTCAACCAAATACAGGTGCTTATGGTACTGTGCAAACCGCAAGTACCGGAAATATTATAACCTTAATTGATGTTAATGGTACCTTTGCAAGCAACCAATATATTTTCAGTGACTTTGCAAATTTAAATACCACAGTTACATCAACAAGTACATATACTCAGTTTGTAAATCAGAGCTATAACACAGTACGAAATATAAACACCACACTGGTATTTGATCGCACAACATATTCCAGCAATGTTATCGTATGGCAACCAAATATTACTATAGCAAATAGTTCTATTGTAAGTTATAATGGGCAGGCATATCAGGCAACATCAAATGTCTATAGTTCTGCAATATTAACTTTAAGTGGCAATGTATCTGCTAGTGTTGGTAATTACGTTACTCAGGCAAATGCCACAGGCAACGCTACAATTATTGCAATATCAAGTAATCTACAATTAGTTACATTAGGTAATGTAACTGGGAGTTACAATCGTAGATGGGGTAATATATCAATAAATGGTAGTGATTCTGGCACACAACCTGTTGCTATTAAC